GTGAAGAAGAACTATTCTTATTAAATCCAATCATTACAGCTAAAAGCCAAGAAGGATTTCTATTTTATGAAGGTTGTTTATCAATTCCTTCAACTTTAACTAAACCTATCAGAACTATCCGTGCAACTAAAGTTGTTGTACAAACTGATAACTTAGGTGAGTTAACATTTGAAATCAATCCAGATGGAGATAGAGCAAATGAGCAAATTTCGAAAGAAACAATGATGACAGTTATTGTTCAACACGAAATAGACCACTTAGATGGTATTACTATCAAAGATAGAGTGTATTCTACAACTGTTACTAAAAAAAGTAATTATGGTAGAAACGATAAGATTGTAATGAAATCTCCTTCCGGTGAAATGGAAGAGATTAAATACAAACATGCAAATAAATATTTTTTACAAGGATACGAAATAGTATAATATGGAACTAATAATCATAATTTTAGTTGTATTCCTAGCAGTAGCTGGATATACAATATGGAATCTTCTAAATAAATTAGAAAAATTAGAAGATTTTATTAATCTACAAGAAGAAAGAGATATTCAACTATTATCAAATTTAAAAGATTTGGATTCAAAACAAATGTTTGAAAAAGATGATGAAGTTGGTAGTATCTTTGATAAGATGAAAGAAATTATTGAAGCTTACAAAGAAATCTAATAATGCCTAGAAAACCCAGAAACAAACAATACTTTACAAAGGATACAGAAGATGCTATCATAGAATATAATTCAACTGATGACCAGTACATCAAAGATAGAGTGTATAGAGATAGAATTAAACCTGCCTTTGATAAACTAGCAGAAATAGTATATAACAAATGGAAATTCACCTACTTTGATGATGACCCACAAGATGTAATGAGTGAAGTTGTTACATTTATGATTGAGAAGATTCATATGTACAAAGCAGGTAAAGGAAAAGCATTTTCTTACTTTACTATTGTTGCAAGAAATTATTTGATTCTCACAAACAACGCAAATTACAAACGATATAAAGATACGGATATCATGTCTGCTATGCCAGAATCATTTGATACCGAAAACAATTGGAAAGAAGAAAATCAGAATGATGAATATCGTACATTCAATACGAGAATGTTAGCATATTGGGATGAGCATTTAGAAAACTATTTCCAAAAGAAAAGAGATATTCAGATAGCAGATGCTGTATTAGAATTATTCCGCAGAGCGGAGTACATAGAATCTTTTAATAAAAAGTCCCTTTACTTACTAATCAGAGAAATGACAGGGCATCCAACTCATTATATTACAAAAGTGGTTAATAAAATGAGAGAAAAACAAATGGAATTGTATAACCAATTTATGGATGAAGGGGATATAAGAATATAACTTTATAATATAAGAATATTTATTCTAAACAATGTTTATGAAAAATACATTAGTTAAATTGGAATCTATTAATTGTTGGGCAGGTGAATTAGGAATAATGCCATCCGATGATAATAATTTACCAATTATGGAAGAATCTAAAGCTTGGGAAAATATTCCTAATGAATTCTTTCAACAACTATCATCTGAGGATAAAGAAACAGTAAATAAACTAATTAATAAAGGTATAGAATAATGAGTTCAGAATTTCAATTATTTGATGGTAAAAATTTATCATCATTGTTCAAAGATATTTACGATAACCAACAAACTAAAAAGAAGAATATTTCAGAAATGATTGAATCTCTTCGTAAGTTAATTAAGAATGTTGGTGAAGCTACAGTTATAGCTCCAATCATTAAAGATTTAATTGATTCATCTATTAAAAATGATGACCACTTAATTAAATTAGCAACGATTGCACAAAGATTAGCTACAGCGGAAGCAAAGGGTATTGGTGAAGATGGGTGGTTAAGTGAAAGTGAAAAAGCACAACTACTAACGGATTTAGAAGATACAGTTAACGAATTTGAAAAGAAAGCAGATGAAAAGTTAACCGATATACAAATTGAAATAGAAGAAATAAAAACAAAAATATAAATGGTTCAGGAAACATTTCTAGCAACAGTAACCAAAGTATATCTTAAATCGGATAAAAAATTAGATAAGGAAAACGATTTTATAAAAAAATATAATAGTAATTCTAATTTTGATGATAATGATATTCGTTTTTTAGGTGCGGTAGAGTTTAAAAGAGAATCTACTATTTCAAGAGAAGCGTATGCGTTTCCATTTGATAAAAATAATATAACATATCCCATATTAGGCGAGACTGTTTTGATATTAAACATTGGTAAAGACTATTATTGGTTACCATATTCAATTACTCATTATCCAAATTATAGAGAAGATTATAAAACATCGGAAGTTGCAAAAGAAAAAGAAGTAAAGAGTAATAGTGAAGGTGCTAGTAGCAATTCTTATGAAGAAACTAAAAAAACAGGAACACCAAACCAACCTGCTACTCAAACTGAATCTGAAAAAACCCAATACGAAATAAAGGAAAAGATTAAGTTTTTAAATCCAAGAGAAGGAGATACTATTTTACAGGGTAGAGTTGGTAACACTATTCGTTTTAGTGAGTTCTTTTTGACAGAGGATGGCAAAGCATCTTCGCCTGGCATCTATATAAGAACTAAACAAAATCCAGAGTCGGATTCTAAAAAAATTGGTGAATTAGTAGATGAAGATATTAATAAAGATGGAACATCCATTTATATGGTATCTAACAAAGTAAAAGTTCCATTTTTAGAAACAATTAAAAAACAAAAGAAAGCGTTTACTGAATATCCATCATCATCTGATTTAAAAGGTGACCAATTATTTGTAAATTCCGATAGAATAATTTTATCAGCTAAAGCAAATGAATTTATTATATTTGGTAAAAAGAATACGGGCATCATAACCGATGGTAGATTTACAGTTGATTCGGCAAAAGATATTTACCTACATACCGATAAAGCCATAACACTACATTCAAAAGGAAATAATAAGATATTCCTTAATTCAGATAGCGGTGGTAAAATTTATTTAGGTAAAGATACAGGTGTAGGTGGTGCAGGTGCGGATGTACAAAAAATGGTATTGGGTGGTGAGTTGGTAAAAATATTACAAGATTTAATATCCGCTATAAATAAACAAATATATGCAACGCCAGTAGGACCTACACCAGCTGGACCAGTTAATAGAGCTGAATTTGATGCTATCAAAGGTAGATTGAACACAATTCTTTCTGCAAGAAATTATTTAAGTAAATCATAATGTCTTGGACTATATTCAAAGTTAATGTTTTAAAATCAATGATTTCAGGTCAGTTTTCAAAAGACCCGGACTCTTTTGCTGAATTTTACGCAAACGAATATGACCAGTGTATCAAACGAGGTGGTGATATGATATATGGTGTTCCTATTATAAATGGTAATGTAAAAGGAATGGCAGATGTAATAAAAAGAGCATTAAAAAAAGGAACTGATTCGGATGGTGAAAACTTTAATATACTACAAGAAATCTACCCATCAGCATTTGATGCATATTGGTTAGGAGCTGAGATGGCACCGATACCGAATCCATTATTAAAACCATTGGGATGGCAAATGACTCCACCTGCACCTGGAACAATTATGAATTTAGGGCCTAGTCCAATATCATTAGCCATTTCAACTGCAAAACATAAAGCTGAAGTGGAAGCTCTTAAAGCATTAGAAGATGAGCTTAAAAGTAAAACAATACAAATCACATTACCTCCACCAGCTCCCTCTTTGACGGTAAATGTTTACGAAACTATTCAAAAGATTCAAAATAAAGAGGAACTAGCTCCGGAAATAAAGAATCATCCGGCTATTTTAGCAGGTAAGGAAATCGTTGCTAAATTGAAAGAAGCTAAAAAGAAAAAACCATCAATTGGTTCTCAATTTAAACCATCTATTAAGTTTCCATTTCCCGAACTACCTAAAAAGAAAGAATTAATAGAACAAGCTAAAAAGAAAGCATTAGAAGAGGCAATTAAAATAATTACGGAACAATTGATTAAACCAATTGAGGAAACAATATTACAACCTGTATATGCCGCTATTCAAACCGCAGTTGCTTTAGCAGAATCAATACCAAACCCAAAACCTACTCAAAAAGAAGTTAAAGAATTTGTAAAGGATACAATAAATGGCGCTATACCTAAGATAGATTTGCCAGGTATATCCATACCTAAAATACCAACAAAAGAAGAAATTAAAAAAGAAGTAGAAAGTAAAATACCAACAAAAGAAGAAATAGAAGCTATGGCATACGATGCTATAAATGGATTGATACCTGATATACCAAACATATGGTTTATTCCACCAACATTGGAATTTTCAGAACCAACTAATATAATGATAGGTCCATTTGTAAATGTAGCAAAACTACATCTATTAGGAACGAGTGGAACAATGTCAGTAATGGCACAATACCCACCACCTGCTCCACCTGCTCCAGCTATATTACAATGGAGTTCATATAGTATAATTGGGTAAATTTTAAGTTTCAATATTTATTAACAAACAGAACATATATTTTTATGAAATCAGAAATTTTAGTAACTTTAATCAAAGAAGTTGTAAAAAATGAAGTTAAGAATCAAGTTAAAGAAGAACTTGCTAAACTTATCAAATCTGGTGCGGTTACATTGAACTCACAAAAGAAAACTTCTACACCATCATTAAGAGAATTGACAGAAGTTCCAACTACACAAGTTAGAAAACAACAACCTGTGCAACAAGTTCAACAAAGACAAGCACCTCAAAGGGAATTTTCAAAAGACCCAATGATAAACGAAATTTTAAATGCAACACAACCATTCACAGCTGCTCATAGAGCGGAAGGTTCAATGCCTGGAGTTGGTGGTGGAAGTATATTAGATGCAATCCAACCTCAAAGAACAATGGAGGAAGATTGGGAAACAATGAATTATTCAACTGATATGATGCCTGACCATCAAATACCTATGACAGATAATGCTGGATTGGATGCGTTAACAAAAGCATTGACAAGAGATTATTCGGAATTAGTTAAAAGATTTTAATAATGGCAATAGAGCTTGGTAAAGTTAATGTAGTAGATTTAACAGAAAATGATTATAAAATACTTGGAATAGGTATTAATAGAACATCATCATCTGGAGGTGCGTTTGCTGTTAATTATACTACATTAAATCAAGCTAAAGATAGTTTGGTTAATTTAATCTTAACAAGAAAGGGTGAAAGATTAATGCAACCTGAATTTGGATGTGATATTTGGAGAATTTTATTTGAACCAATTATCAATGGACAAATTGAACAAAGAATAGAAGCATCTATATTGGATGCAGTTGAAATGTGGTTGCCGTATTTGAATATAGATGAAATAATATTTGATTACGATGAAAATGATATAGATAACAATACTATATCTTTGGATTTAAAGTTTTCATTAAAATCAAATAGAAACTTAGGAGAATCAGTAACGATAAATGTAAATAATTAAAAATGGCCATTAAACCTTTAAATAAAAGTTGGGGTAGTGATACAAAAAACTTAAATTATGTTGGAAAGGATTTTTCAACATTAAAGCAGAATCTTGTAGATTTCACTAAAACATATTTTCCAGATACATATTCAGATTTCAATGAAGCTTCGCCTGGTATGGTTTTTATAGAACAGGCTGCAGCTATTGGTGATGTGTTATCTTTTTATCAAGATGCACAATTAAAAGAATCAATGTTAGCTTACGCTAGTGAACGAAAAAATGTAGTTTCATTAGCTCAATCTATGGGATACAAACCAAAAGTAACTTCTCCGGCAGTAACTACTATGACCGTATACCAATTAGTTCCATCGATTGGAACTGGTGTAAACAATAGACCGGATAACACATACTATCTTAAAATAAAAGATGGTATGGAAATATTATCTACTACTAATTCAAATATAGTATTCAGAACAGTGGATGTTGTTGATTTTGAAAATGCAACCGATAGAGAAATTGATGTGTATGAGAGAAACGATTTAACAGGTGAACCAACATTATACTTAATAACAAAAAAAGTAAAAGCTATTTCGGCAACACAAAAGGAAACAACTGTAACATTATCCGATTCTACTGATTATCCAAGTGTAACAATTAATGATACGAATATAATTCAGATTTCATCATTAATGGAAGGTTCGAATAAGTACTATGAAGTTCCGTATTTAGCACAGGAAAGTATTTTTGTTGAAAAACCAAATACTGAATCAAATTCTGATTTGTCTGCATATTCTTCTACTGTTCCTTATATTTTGGAAGTACAAAAAGTACCTCGTAGATTTTCAGTTAAAGTAAATTCGGATAACACAATTGATTTACAATTTGGAGCAGGTAAATCTATTACAGGAGATGAAACTTTATTACCAAACACTAAGAATGTGGGATTGGGGTTAGCTAATTCAATTAATAGATTAAACCAAAGTATAGACCCATCTAACTTCTTAAAAACAAATACATTAGGAGTAGCGCCTGCAAATAAAACATTAACAATTAAGTATTTAGTTGGAGGTGGTGTTGAATCCAATGTAAACCAAGGAGATTTAACTACAATTCGTAAGATAGAGTTTGAAGAGGATTTACTTTCAGTATCTAATTTAGCTTTATACTCTACAATGAAACAATCGGTTGCAGTAGAGAATTTAGAAGCGGCAGTTGGTGGTAGAGGTTCTGAATCAATTGAAGAAATCAGACAAAATGCATTAGCTATGTTTGGTTCTCAAAATAGAGCAGTAACTAAACAAGATTATGTAGTTAGAGCAGTATCTATGCCAGAAAGATATGGTAGTGTTGCTAAAGTATATGTTTCGCAGGATGGTGAAATAGATAATAATTCACCTTCATCTATTCTTGCTAATCCAAATACATTAGCTGAGTTTACAAACTTAGTAGATAGTTTAAAAAATAGTAGTAAGGTTGATATACAAAAAGAGTTAGTTAAGTTTTTAGCAAATAAAAAGACCTCTTTAAATGAAGTAAATAATCCATTTGCAATCAATATGTATGTATTGGGATATGATGGTAATAAAAAATTAACTACATTAAATCAAGCGGTAAAACAAAATCTAAAAACCTATTTAGGTGAATATAGAATGATGACTGACGCCGTTAACATAATAGATGGTTTTATAGTTAACATTGGTGTAGATTTTGAAATAATATGTTATTCAAACTATAACAAAAGAGAAGTACTTACAAATTGTTTAACACAATTACAATCATATTTCGAAATAGACAATTGGACATTTAACAAACCAATAAACATTTCAGAAATAGAATTGATATTAGCAAATGTAGAAGGTGTAATGAGTGTACCATCTGTAAAGATTGGTAACTTATGTAGAGCAGATGGTTCGTATTCGGCTAATGATTACAATATAGAAGAAGCTACAAAGGGAAAGATAGTTTATCCATCTTTAGACCCTTGTATTTTCGAAGTAAAATATCCTAACAAAGACATAAAAGGGAGGGCTTTATAATGCATAAATTTTTTACATCATCATACGATGCTAGTATCTACTTACAACAACCAAATCAAAACTCTGGTAGAGATGAGATATTGGAAGTTGGTAAACTCTATTATGGAGCTACCAAAGATATTAACAGAACATTAATTAAATTCGATACAACTCACATTTCACAATCAATAGCAAGTGGTGATATTAGTGGTAGTTGGAAAGCATATTTAGTGCTACATTCGGCAAAATCCGAAGAAATTCCATTAGAATATACAATATATGCTAATGCAGTTTCTCAAAGTTGGCAAATGGGTATAGGTACTAAGTTCGATAATATAACAACCGAAGGGGTTAGTTGGTATTATAGAGATGGCCAAACTGATTGGATGGAAGGTGTTGCAGGATATTACAATTCCTATGTTTCAGGTTCAGATACAGGTTCTATATCCAATGGTGGTGGTGGAACTTGGTATACTTCATCTATGGCATCTCAATCATTTTCGTATCAATCGGATGATGTAAGAATGGATGTTACAAATATAGTAAGACTTTGGAATAGCGGCTCAGTACCAAATAATGGATTTGTAGTTAGGCATAGTTTAGCAGCTGAAAGTGATACAAACGATTATGGTGTATTAAGATTTTTCTCAAAAGAAACACATACTATATATGAACCAAAATTAGAAGTAGTTTGGGATGGTGTAACATTTGTAACCGGTTC